GAAAAGAGTCGCTGTCACGGTGCCTGATACAGACATGGAACTAAGGCCCGAGATCGAACCGCCCGTGATGGCAACGGATGAAGCCGTCAGGGAGTCCGTGAGAGACGACACCTTTGCGGTAGAACCCGCCCCGTCACAGTAAATAATTTCTGCGCTTGAGGCGGGGATGGAGATGTTCCCGCCAGAACCCTGCGTGAACGTCAAGGTCTGGTTTGAGGTGTTCCGGATAAAGTACATCTTCTCCACGGTGTTCGGGGAGATGGTAACCGTTGTGGTACCTCCCGGACTTCCCGAAAAGATGAGCATTTCGTAATGGCCTTCCGAGGGAGAGGCCTGATCGGTGGTCAGCGTATAGGTTGTCGAAGACAGGGAAATAGTTCCAACGCCGCCAAAAACGCGGTCCAAGACCGTGTAGTTGTCGTTTACGGAGTCGCCCCAAAGGCCTGACTGTTCGCCTGAAGCGATGAGTTCAATCCGATTGTTCTGGGTATAGGTGCTGGGCATCTTTACACCTTCATGATGAAGCAGAGCGCATAATACGGAGGCCGCACATCAACTGTAGCACTTCCAGTACTGCCCGTCGTGCCTGAAACGGTGTGCGTATGAGCCCCTGCCGTGTCGAGCGTCAGGGAGTGGTTGTGAGACCCACCTGAGTTTGAGCTGAAGGAGTGGCTATGGGCTCCAGCGGCGTTGGAGGTGAGGTTAAAGTTTGCGGCTTGCTTGCTGAAAGAAGTGCCGGTGTTGTTGTCAGAGTCTGAGCTCCTCGAGAAGGAGTGGGTATGGGCTCCGGTATTAGAAACCGTGTAGTTATGGGTGTGGTTTCCCTCCGTGCCCAGATTGGTCGCATGGTTATGGCTACCCGCAGAGGATGACGTTCCGGAAAATCCGTGGGTATGGGCGGGGACACTGCTGATAGTATTAGAGCCGCCTGTATCCCCCACAGCGTAGGTTGACCCGGCACCTATAACAAAATCACTGCGGAGGTCCGGAGTACCGTTTGAGCCGTTGCACAGCACAAACCCCGATGGGATCGAGGCTTCTGATCCAGACCAAATCACAATCATGCCGCTGCTGACGGTGCCGCGCCCGGAAAAAGTAGTCGCCGTGACTGTACCTGATACAGAAACTGAGGTAAGGCCTGTGGCGGTGCCTCCGGTGATTACAGGAGTGCTTAACGCGATGTCTATAAAAGCGCTGACAACATCCGCCGACGCTCCGGCCCCGGTTGCGTAAACAAGGTCTGTTTTTCCCGCCGCGACCGTGACCGAGCTCCCCGAACCCTGAGACAGAATCACGCTTTGAGCCGTTCCGTTCTTTACGCCGTACAGCTTTGGCGCGGTGTTCGGCGCAAGGGTCACCGTGTTTGTTCCAGACGGCGGAGTACTGTCCGGGATCACGTTAAGCACCCGGTATGCCCCGTCTGACAGGGTAGGAGAGTCCGATGTCGTGAGCGTATGAGTGGTACCAGTGATGGCAATGTCACCCACACCGTCGACCATGCGGTCGATGATTTCCATGTTAGGGTTTACGGCGTCTGGGCCCCAAGTGCCGTCCAGATCGCCTGTCGCAGGTTTACGAAGTCTGCCACCAGAGGTGTAGGTGCTGGCCATTTATGAACCCCTCATGATGTAGCAGAGAGCGTAGTAGGGCGGGGTAATGGTCACACTCGCGTTTCCAGTTGACCCCGTAGTACCAGAATAAGTGTGCGTATGAGCACCGTCCGTGGTCAGGTTTACCGTATGGTTGTGAGACCCCGCAGCGTTCTGGTTGATGGTGTGGTTGTGCGCGCCCGCGCTCAGCCAATTCATGTCCCCCGGTGCGCCTCCGGCGTCGCGACCGTACCAGGAAGCACCATTATTTCCGCTGGCGCTGGTACTTCCTACTCCATGGGTGTGGTTGCCCGGATCGCTCGTCCCCGCGCTGTGCGTGTGTGAACCCGCCGCACCCATGTTCGAGGTATGGGTATGGTTTGTCTGCGTGTCGGTCGTGCCTGAAAAGGTGTGCGTATGCGCCGGGACAGCCGTGATGGTATTCGACCCGCCCGTGGCCCCAACGGCGTAAGCCCCGCCCGCACCTATGACAAAGTCGTTCCGCAGATCAGGCGTTCCGTTGGCTCCGTCACACAGGAACCATCCGGTTGGGATTGATCCCACGCTCCCGGACCAGATGACGATGCCCCCTACCGGAAGCATGCCAGACCCGACAAAGGAGGTGGCGGTCAAAGTCCCACTCACCCCGAGGGCCGAGATTCCTGAGATAGTGCCGCCGGTAATTGTAATGTCGTTGACAGCGAAAACGTTGCTGATGTCGTACACTACGGCTGTAGCACCGCCCCCATCAGCATAGATGACCGCAGTTCTTCCCGCCGCAATTGTAGCGTTTCCGCCGCTGCCCTGCGTAATCACGACGCTTTGAGAGGTCGTGTTCCGGATAATGTGGACATGCTGAGCGTCATCTGGGGTCAGCGTGACGGTGTTTGTCGCAGACGGAGACCCAGCGAACACCAAAACCTTATACTGGCCATCTGACAGCGATCCGTCAGACGTCGTCAGGGTGTGTGTGGTCCCGCTAAGCGTAATCGTACCGACCCCACTCGCGAGGCGGTCGAGGATATCATAGTTCGTGTCGGTGGTTATGCCCCAAGTGGTGGACTGCTCTCCCGACGCGATTAGCTCGATACCGCCGTTCTGGGTATATGAACTCGGCATCTTCCCTCCTTATGCGGAAATCTCGCCCCAAGACGTGGGAGGCGACGGCACGACATTGGTCCAAGATACAGCATGTTCTGGGGTTACGCTACCCCATGCCGCCGCTTGGTTTGGTACAACCTGCGTCCAGTTCGACCCGGGGCTGGGAGAAACGGGCGTGTATGAGGTTCCCGGGTCCGGCTGAATGTCGTCCCACACCAGAACAGTCCCTAGAATCCCGGTGGCTTGAACCCCGGTGACAGAGAATGCCACACTGACCCGAACCGCGACACTGTTGAGGAGTGCGTGAGCGCTGACCCCGGTCACAGGGGCGATGGTTTCGGTGACGATCCCAACGGTCCCAAGGGCCGCTGATGCGCTAAGGCCGGTGAGGGTTACAACCACATCTGTAAATGCCGAAACACTACTGAGGAGCGCCGAAGCTTCTTCCCCAGTAACCGCAAAGGTTACAGAGGTGATTACCTGTTCATCTCCGAGGGTTGCGGCAGCCTCAAGTCCTGTGACCGCAACCGCCACAGAGGTGATCACCTGCTCATTGCCAAGGACAGCGGAGGCCGAAACCCCAGATACGGGGACATCAATGGCTGTGAGGACGACGACCGACCCAAGGGAAGAAGACGCTTGAAGGCCAGTAGCAGGGGCTAATGCACCGCCATAAGCCTGCACGTCCCCAAGGGCCGTTGCCCCGGATACCCCAGTGACGGAAAACACGGCTGTTCCGGAAACGACTGGAGAGCCTGCCGACGCCAAAGCGGAAACCCCGGACAGCAGAACCTCAATGGAAGGAAGCACCACAACAGTGCCGACAGCGCCGGAGGCAAATACCCCGGTGACATCGACGATTGTCGCGTAGGGAAGTCCCCACGGGCCTTCCGAGAATCCGGCGCGGCCCCAACCCATTGTGGGCCTCAGCTAATGCGAATGATGGCGCTCGAAGCGTCAGCGGTCGGGAACTGGATGGTAAAAGTCCCGTCAGTGGAGGTCTTGTCAGAACCGAAGTCCAGAACCGCAACAGCTTTGCTCGAATCCGACGAGTTGTAGATCAGCGCACCGCGGGCTGTGATGGTTGCAGACGTGAACGAGAGATCGCTAAAGTCTGTAAACGCCGTGGTGCCTGTCGAAGTCGGCGTGACGTTGGTCAGGCTACCGCCGCCTGACGAGTATGTGCCGGAGTTGGCCACCTCGTTCGACGACGAGTAGGCTGTAGTGGTCGCATCCAGCGTTGCAGAGCTTGTGTACAGCGCCAGCTTGAACACGTCCCCTGTCGAGTTGGTAAAGTTGTGGACGCCCTGCAGGAGCTCCACTTTGAACGAAGTGCACATTGCCTGTGTGATGGCCAAGGGAGCCTCCTATAGCTTTCGAATGGCGTCAGCCAGTTGTGGGTGGCCCGCGTCTACCAGAGCATTATACACGGTAACGCGGTCGTTGGTAACTGCCTCTTTCATGTAGCTCGTGACCACATGAATGATAGCGTTTTGGTACGCCTTGGCCTGCTCACGGATGGCTGGGTGGGCGGAGTCTGAGACACTGATGAGCTTGTCCGCGCAAAGCTTGGCCAGCTCCTCGGGGGTATGTCCTCGGTGGCTGCTAGTAAGCACATTGACGAGCGGCGTGTCTGGGATGGAGACTTGGATGTTGAACATCAGCCGACCCCAGACATCTGTCCGTCGCGGTAGTCGTCCCGCTTGGAGCGTAGATCAATGCCAAAGAGCTGTGCCATGGCCTCCATATATCGGTTTGTGTAGAGCTGCAGCATATCGGCGTCCCCCTTGAGGTAGGTATACGCCTCGACGAGCGAACCATACAAGAGGGCGGTTTCGGCGTTGGTACCGAGCCACGAAGTACCCGTATCCACGATAGACGGCGGGTCGTAGTAGTAATGCAGCTCGACGGTGTAAGCCGCGTTCGGAGTAGGTCCAAGGATGAAGTTACCCTCGGTGCCTGCCTGATCGCCGTCAAACTGTGCGTAGTACTTCGGCAGCCCCTGCGTCGACGGGCCCGGATAGGCCTCGCGGATGAAGTTTACATCCTTGTCGTAGAGGTAGCTGTAGTTCCCAGAACCATCGACGACGGCCAGCGAGAACACCGATAGGAAGTCTGACGGTCGGGCAAGATACTGATTGCCCGACGTCGTGGCGGCAGTGGCGTTCTTACGCAGCTCGGGAATCTGCACCGAGCGATAGATGCGCTCCTCGGCCTGCCGAACAAACGTAGGGATGTTAGAGACGAAGCTCGTTTCCGAGGTCTCGAGATAATCCTGCAGTGCGGCAGTGAGCTGCGTATAGTTCATCTGTTAGCCCTTGTAGTTGCCGCCCTTTGTGGCAGCCCCCATACCACGGCACTTGCCGCCCATGGCCATCTTGCCGACGCCGTCAGCGGCGAACGCGGGGACTTTCTTGCCGCCCTTTTCGACCATCTTGAGCTTTCCGCCCATGGCTTTGTACACCAGCTTCGGAGGCTGCGAGTGCTTCATAGCGCGATCAGCTGCGGCGTCAGCGGCGTCTTCGGCTTCCTTGTCGCTGCGAGTGCGCGGGCGCATGCTCGACTTGGGGGCCAGCTTGCTTATCGGCTTCAAGTTAGCACCCGGGTTGGTTCCCCCGGAAGCGGTAACTTTCAGCTTCGCGTTCTTCCGGCGGTTTGCAGCGTCAACGCCCATGACCTTAGACTTCATGTCATTCTCCATCAGTTGTGACCACGGTCACGGTTCCTACAGACGATATCATGTACTGCGCGGGATTCCAAATGGGGTTCCAACCGAAGAGCCCGTTACCCGGAGCGTAGTCTGGGCGGGGGTTCTGCAGTGCCTGTGGGTCGTTGATCTTGACGCGGCCCAAGAAGTTCTGCGGTTGGTCAGGATCGGCGATATCGCGGCCCACTCGGAAGCCCGTCTTGACGCCGTTCTGATACTCCCAGACGAGGTCTGAGAGCTTATAGGTACGCCCACTGCGGTCGCAGATGCCGAGGGCTTTGCTTCCCCTTGCGTATGCGGGCATCAGACACCCCCGATCATCATCGTGTTGAACGGCACAAAGCTGACCGAGGAGCGGTCGCGGTCTTCACCGGCTGCCAGCTCGAACTGCTCGTCGTAAATCTGCTTGAGCGGGACCACCCGATCCATAACCTGCGGCTTCTTCATGGCGATGTAGTAGGCCAGACCCGCAACGAGGGCGGGTACAAAGCGCGGAGGAATGTTGGTGGTATCGGCACCGATGCCCGAGGCCAGCCCGTCGATGCCTTTCAGGCGGTAGTAGAACAGGGTGTAGCTCTGCGAGTTGTCTGGAGTGGGCCAGAACGTAACCGTCGTGCTTGTGGGCAGCCGCTGCACGAACACCTGCGTCGGACGCCCAGTGGTCTGCTTGTTGGTCTGCTGAGCATAGGTTGAGACAGAGATGCGCTCGAGCGCGGTGTCCGTCTGGGCGGTGCCCGTCCCGGTACGCATCTGATGCTCAATGATGTCGATGGTGCCCGTCGGTAGCGTGTACGTCGCAGTTCCAGCTGTCAGGACCTGAGTCCCAGCCTCAATAGTAAAGAGGTTGAGGCCGCGGTTGGCCCACTCGAGCGTGAGCAGGTTCAGGGACCGACGAGCCGTCTTTAGGTCGTAGCCCGAGCGCATCTCGAGGCCAGCCCGTTCAAAGGCTTCCTCAAAGAGTTCCGGCAGATCGGGTACGATGACGGCCATGGTTTAGTCCCTGAATTTCGCGGTCTTCTTCGCGATACGTTTCGGCTGAGCCACGAACTGCTTGCCCTTGGCGGTGCCCTCGCGCTTGGCGCGGGTGGTGGCAGCATACTCTGCAGGGCTCAGGGCGTCACGAGCCTTTTTAGGCAGGTAACGCTCGCCGGTCTTGCCGGAAGGCTTGCCGCTCTTGGTGCCCCAGTCTTCCTTACCCCACTTGGACAAGGACTTCTGAGCGGCGGTCTTCTCACCAGTGTAACCGCCGCCCTTCTCTTTGTAGATTTTCCCAGCGAGCTGCATGGCCCGGGCGGAGTGTTTCCCGCCCATCTTAGCCTTGGCTTGCGCCTTGGACTGTTCCCAGAGCTTCTCGTTGGTACGACCCATGGTTACTTGAACCCCCGGACGCACTTGGATGCGCGAGCGCAGTCACCCGGGTTGCCACACTGATTGCACGGCGAGAACTCCGCGGCCTGTTCGACCGCGACGGTGCTCACCTGCGCCTCTACTTTCGGCGTTGTTTTCTTAGCCATCAGCGCATCGCCCCCTTTGTGTGGCCCTTCATGCAGCAGCCATCGCCGCGGACTTTGCCGCCTTTGGCCATCAGGCGCGTTAGGCCGCCGAAAGCGGGCTTGGGGCCCGACGTGCCACGGACGCCACCCGGCGGCTTAACCTGCACAGGACGACCACCGCCCGGCTTACCCGGCATAGGCATGGGCATAGGACGACGAACACCGGGGCCGTCGATAGAGGGCTTACCCGGCATAGGCATGGGCATAGGCATAGGACGATTAAGGCCGGGCGGCACAGGGATAGGGCTACGCCCACCACCCGGCATAGGCTCAGGCTGCCCCCCGAGTTTAGCGCGGGCAGCGGCCTGCTGAGCCAACATCGACGCAGCTGCGCCACCCTGCGGCGGTCCTTCCGGGGGCATACCACCCGGCATTGGCATGGAGGCCATACCACCACCGAACATCTTTTTGACCTTCTTGGACTTCGACTTCGGGGCGTTAGAAATCTGCTTCCCCATGTTTCCGCGG